ATCGGTGATTTCAAATAATCGTAACAAATCATCGAGATGGGAACCAACAGGAGAGACCACATTATTTTCTCAGTAGATAATAAAAATGCCCGGATACAAGCAAGAGTCTATGGTGATCGCCAACCCTGAGCCTACCCCTGAAACTAAATCCCTCGCGGATCGTTTCAAGATGCCCTCCATCCCCACACTATCCCTCGTCCAATTTGTTCTCATCGCACTCGTTGGCCTGTATGGTTTCTCGGTCCGTAAGATGAACCGCCCCGTTCTTCTCACTATGGTGACCGGTATCGCTGTTCTCCATGCGTACGATCACATGTACCGTGTCAAGCGTGGACCCGAACGTGACATCTTCCCCTCTTCCAAGGAGGAATACTGCTGTGGTGGTGGTTGCGGTAAGTAAATTATCTTTGTAAATTATAAGTATGCGCGTCATAGTCACTAAAAGCCCTGATAAGAAGAAAAAGTTCAGGGCGATACTAGACGACGGCAGGAGTGTTGATTTTGGTGCCAGTGGATATTCAGACTACACCAAACACAAGACTCCCTCGCGTATGCGTTCATATGTATTACGTCATGGAGGTCATGTACCCAGACAGACCTTAGACGAACGAGATCCTAAGAAGATCCAAACGAAAATGTTAAATGTTGATCGAAGCGACAAAGAAAATTGGAAGATTAGCGGTATCGATAGTGCTGGATTCTGGTCCCGTTGGTATCTATGGAGTTATCCAACTTTTGGGGAAGTTGAAAAATTTATGTCAAAACGATTCAATATTAAAATAACCAGACGCTAAAAAAAGTATCAGTGTATATAAAGAGTGATGATACCATTTCCATTACTTCTCATATGTAAGTTACCTCTGATAAATAAGATACCTATACCAATCTTATCTGATTATTTGAGTAATAAGAGGGGTCCTATGCCAAATAGATATTTGATGTCTCATATCAGTACCATATGCACATCTTGTATATGTGTGATGCTTATGGGGTACATGATAAATAAGGCTGCGTCTAGCTTCCCTCCGAGACCACCACCTCCAATCTTTATTCCTATAATTATGTGGATGTGCCTTCAGTCATGCTCATCGGCTTCAGTTCTCGCTGGAGATGTAGTTAAAAGGCGATAAAATGTAAAAATGTTTCGATTTCACCTTGTTCAATCAATGTACCCAGGTATATTTCCCTACCTGACATCGTCAATGGATTGAATTTAGACTCTTTAAAAACCTTCTGTATCGTAACACCACTTTGATCGAATTGTAAAAGAATCTGGGAAAGTAGATCAAAGTCAAGTCTAGTCACAGCGGTCACAAATTTAGATTCAGAAAACTCATATTTACCGACAGTATTCTTTATTAACATGTGTATTTTTATGAATTCTTTCATTTCGGTATCGGGGTCTGAACCTATTTCATCAGCATTCAATAAATTGCGTAGACCGGACCCTAACTTTTTTAGAAAATCTCGTTTAAGATCGTTGAGAGACATCTTACTGTTTACATCGGAATTAATTTACATACATTGAGCGTATGTAAATTAATTGTTTATTCTATTCATATTTTGTGAATGCTTACTGGTTGTTCATCTCCTTGCGAGCCTTGTTAATAGCATTCATCGCAATCTTCTTTGCCAGGTTGCGAAGCTTCTTAGCGTTGTTCAACATACCGTTAGCGTTGTTGTTGCCGTTGTTGTTGGCAGGCTTGTTGTTACCCTTGTTGTTGCCGTTGTTGTTGGCAGGCTTGTTGTTACCCTTGTTGTTGCCGTTGTTGTTGGCAGGCTTGTTGTTGCCCTTGTTGTTGCCATTGTTAGCGGGCTTGTTGTTGCCCTTGTTCGCGTTGTTACCATTGTTGGCGGGCTTGTTGTTGCCCTTGTTCGCGTTGTTGTTGCCGTTGTTAGCGGGCTTATTGTTGCCGTTGTTAGCGGGCTTATTGTTGGCGTTATTGGCCTTGTTGTTGCCGTTGTTGTTGCCCTTGTTCGCATTGTTGCCATTGTTAGCGGGCTTGTTGTTGCCCTTGTTCGCGTTGTTACCCCCGGGTCCCATGCCATTCTTATTACCGGCATTTTTGAGGGAGTTGTTCAGCGCCGCAGAAGCGTTGAAATTATTATTAGCCTTGTTGGCGTTTGCCTGATTATTCATCTCGTATAGTAATAATTGAGATTTTATTTTGTCATCCCCCTCTTCTTGAGGGTGGCTTTCAGTTCACTCATGAGTTTGGCACGCTTCACATTTATTACGGGCTTTCTGGGAGGTGGGGGTGGAGGTGGAGGTGGAGGTGGGGGTGGAGCCTGAAAAGATGATCTAGTGACCCTCCTATTGTTATTTGGGCTGGCTGTTACTAGAACATTTTTACAAATACGGATGAATTTTTTGGTGTTACTGGCTTTGTTTCTCAGTACGGTGAAAATCAATTTCTTGATATCATTTTCCGTTAATTTTACGCGTTTTCCACCGACATCTTTAGTTACCCTAATACCCAATTTTTTGGCTTTGTTCCTGAGGCTGATGGGAATCATTATAATAGACTTAGAAATTTAAATCATAATGAAACTATGACTGAATGGAAGGATGACCTTCACGAGACAAACAAACTTATACGCGAGGTCATATTACCTCACATGACGAGAATGGAAGCAGAGCTTCGCTCTCTGAGAAAACATGTGTGGCCGTATGTTCAATCAAAGAAGGAACGAAGTCAGCTTGATGATATTGAGCAAAAGAGAGATTTTCTTCAATATCTCGATAGTGAAATGATTGTGGAACTATTAAACATGAAATCCAAACTATCAAAAAACAGTGGTCTTCAGGGTAGAGAATTCGATCTCATCACATTAAAAAAAATTCTTGAGTGATAGTAGTAAACAATGATAAGTACATCCCTAATTATGGGATTTTTCAAGATCCCAAACATCATGTCCAAGGAAGGACGACCTATGCCCAAGACGGATCTTAAGTTATTAACGGTCAGTGTATTCGCCACCCTGATATCTCTATTCATTGGGCTGAAATATGTTCCCAATAAAACCAACTATGCCAAGGGTTTATTGATTCTCGGATCCCTTGGGTGTATCTTATCTTCCGGTCGCGTCATAGAAGATAGCCGAAGGCGGTGCAAACTTTAAAAGAAATCATCAGTCCTATACATATTAACCTCAAATGAACCAGTTTTACCAGTAACTGAGACTGTTTCATTTCCGTATAATTCCTGACAGCCTATATCCTCCATACAATCTCTCGAATTGTGACTCAATGGCACCGGGTAAAGATTATGATCACCAGTAGTCGTGTAATAATGATACCTATCTCTCCTACCCCGCACCTCCTTTCCGTATAAAGGCATCGTTTCTTCATTTGGACCAGTTATGATTCCCATCTGTTGCATGTGACCGGGCTTGTATTTTTTAATTGGTGGTCCTCTAAACTCGGGTTCACGGCGCGTTTCCACAGGCCTGGGTGGGACGGGTACTATGGTTCGTACTGGAACTCGGACAACCTTTGGATTGTACCACATATATCCTACAAACACAGTGAGTAAAATAAGAGCCAACCACAAGGCTTGATTCTTTGTCTTGTTCTTCATTACTATATATGAGGAAAATCTTCTCGATATATAGTAAAAATGCCAACAAAAAAGGAACTTCAGGAGGCAAAGAGTAAACTTAAACCCACTAAAAGATCTAGGGGTAATAGCCCTAAAATACCCAACAGGCTCAAGTATATCATCATACGAGTCGATAATCGTAAAAAGGCTGACAGGGAGATGTTTTCTAGGGTTCAGGAGCTGATTCGTGAGAAGAAGAAGTGAGCTTTTTATCAATAATTTCTAATGAATTCGCAACAGAGTTGAACATTTCGAAAACATCGTTCATATTTTCCCCTTTGATAAGATCCCGTATCTTTTCGATATTGTACTCGATAGATTCCTTCTCCAACTTATTCTTTTCTATCCACACTTCGAGAACTTTGTAAAGACCCTCAATTTTCTCGTCGACTGATTGAGTAAAATGTTCAATTGCACTGTCGAGTGCATTTATTTCTTCTTTGTAATACACCTTCTGTTTTTTCAAAATATCCCGTTTGGTCGCAGAGTCTGTTCTATCAATTTGAGATTTTGATTGTTCAATTTTTTGTTCTATTTGTTCCACATTAAAGATGTATTCCCTGTGTTTAAGATTCTTAAGTTCTTCCAATCTCCGAATTTCTGTTTTTATCTTAACGTCCATATAGTTCTGTAAACATAAATATCTTTAAATTACTTCATAGCTTTTTTGAATTCTTTAATAAAGAAATCAAAGTGTCCGATTCTGTACTGCACGAGTGCCCACAGTAAAAAGAATACAGATTTCGTCATTTTATTAACGTCCGTATCTTCCATCTTATATATCGGGCCAACCAACCGCCCCATAAATGTCTGCTCTTTCTCCTGACCAGTCATAGACATTTCAAGTTGTGTCAGAGCACATGTGTCATCATTTACACTCCAATGGAAGAAGAGAAAAGGAATAAGTAATGAATAGAACTCCAGGTTTTCGCGGTTATTCATGAAAGGAACAACCAGTATGGCTATTATAAAAAATGCATGTAGGAAGAAAATTATATTCATTTATACTATACAATGGTAAAAGAAAAAATTGTATGGAATGATCAGCATGAAACTATACTGAGACAATGGGGTGAGGCGTCTGCATGTTACAGGTTTATGCATCATAAATCATTCTTACTGTATAAAAAATTGAGTTTACGTTTTTCACTTCCTGTTATTGTGCTTTCAACTATTACGGGTACAGCAAATTTTGCGCAGTCGACCCTACCCCCGAGTTTTCAACCGGCTGCCCCATCGGTTATAGGTGGTTTGAATTTGATCGCTGGTCTCATCGCGACTATCAGTCAATTTCTTAAAATCAACGAATTGATGGAAAATCACAGAACTGCGGCACTATCACATGGTCTTTTGTCGAGAAATATACGCCTCGCATTAGCTTTACCGCGAGATGAGCGTAAGAAAGATGGCCTGAAATTCGTAGAAGATTGTAAGGCGGAATATGACAGGCTTCTTGAACAGTCGCCAGCTGTGCCTTCTAATGTATTAACGGAATTCGAGAAAGAATATCCATTTGACAATATATTCACAAAACCAGAAATCTTAAATGTGCGTTCTATTCCCAATTTCAAAGGACCAAAGACTATAGAACCACTTCATGCTATAACCAAAAACACACCACTCGAGCGGGTGGGGAAGTTATTCAAAAAGGATAGTGTCGAGGAAGAGGAAGAGGAAGAATCTAACGAGGGAGAGGAACAGGAATATGATGAGGAAATAGCGATAAACGACGAACAAGATACAGTAGCAAAATAAACATAGTTAAATTTATAACAACACCACATGCAAAATATGGTAGAATTTTCCTTCTTAAAGGTTCTACGATACGTTTATGTAGTGCGTCATTTTCGAGTACTAAATCTATCGCCTGATTAGTAATATCATCAATGGACTCTTTCATTAAAACAATTCCACAAAAAAAAGTTGAGAAAAAAACACTAAAAACGATTCATGGTAAACAGATAGATCTTGTTCGTAAGTATATAACAGAAAACAAGAATGTATTCATCTGTGGTGCGATTGGTACAGGTAAAACATATGTACTGGAAGCTGCCCTCGAAAATCTCAAATATGTGGAATTACAAAGTGAACATCTAAAGAGTAAATCACTATTTCTACCATTCATAAAACCAACTACGAAACATGTGTTCATAGAAGATTACGAACCCGTTTTTAAACCAATCATAGAACAGGTATCTGATGGTGATAAGTTGACACGCGGATGTTTAATAGTAACATCTACGAATATGTGTATGTTTCCCAATTTTGAAACAGTCTTTATTCCTAAACATAAACCAGATGTACTTTTGTCACTGACTGATAAAAATGGAGATGATGCATATTCCGCCGCGTATAAGAGCCAAGGAAATATCCGAAACTTCTTTTCATACCTCGATGGATATGACTTGATGGATGATTTCAAAACACCCAAAGAGTTTATATCAGAGTTTTTATCCAATCAAGAACCAATCGAAATACTTGACAGTGTTGCTGAGCATGGTCATATGTGGGACATATTTCAGGAAAATTATATAGATTCTAAAGGTGTGAATTTACTTAGAGCAACCGAATCTTTCAGTGTCGCCGATATGTATGACAGTCACATTTATCAGAGTGGGAATTGGAACCTCATGCCGTATTTTGTTCTTCATGCTCTGACGATACCTAAAACGGCTCTAGGTGAACCACTCAATAAAGATAAGATAAGACCGGGTAGTTGTTGGACCAAACAAGGGAATTATAAAATGCGAAAACAGAAATATAATGACATTCGACGAAAATCTAGAATAGGTCTAGGAGTCGAAGAATTATGCCTATTAAAGACCTATGCGGAGAAAGGTGATATAACAAAATTAGTAGACTATAATATCACACCACAAGATTTCGATGTCATAAATCATCTTGCCGTCGGAAATGGCTTAAAACAGAAGGATGTAACAAGAGTAAAGAAAGCATTGAAGAATGTCTACGAAGGAAGAAGAAATTGAACCCGTCGAGGAATCTGTTAAGATCATCGGTAACGAACTCCTATTCTATGGTGACGTAGATCGTGAAAATGCGCTCATGTTCGTCGAAAAATTTAAGAAGCTTGAGATTGAACTTCTTAAAAAGAAAGCTGAACTGGTTGGATACGAACCACAGATTCGCGTCCACATCATGAGTGAAGGTGGTTGTATATTTGCTGGTATGACGATGATGAACACTCTCGAATCGTCTCGTGTAAAGATTGTTACCATCGCCCAAGGTTCTTGTTGTAGTGCAGCCACATTCATGCTTCTCGGAGGTTCTGAAAGGCGAATGGGGAAGAATGCATACGTCCTCATTCACCAAATCTCCACTGAGATGTGGGGTAATTTCCAAGAACTTAAACATGAGCTGAAATCAACGGATAAGTTTATGAAAAATTTGAAGAAGATGTATCTTGAAAAGACTAAAATTCCTGAGAAAAAGCTGAATAAATTGATGCGGAAAGATATTTACCTTTCCCCAAAAGACTGTCTCAAGTATGGAATCGTTCACGCTCTTGAGTAATTATCACAGAACGCCTGTATAAAGCCAAAATACACAAAATTATAAATAAAATAAAAAATGTGTTTAAATTTAAAGGCAAAGTCGTGCTTTCTGGAGGCCTAAGTCGTTCCATTCTACCATAATTTACAACCGGTAAATCCGACATCTACTTAAAACTGATATTTTATTATCGTACAATGGAACGCCTTATCAAACAAGACAAACACAACCGTGACCGCTACATTGACATCAAAGTTGAGGACTTGAAGGATGGAACTGCGGATATCGTGAAGATCTCTGGCATCGTGGGGAGTGAGAAGTTTTCTGAGTCACGAACCAATGTCAAGACTGGTTACGAAAAGGCTCTCAAGAGAGCTCAAACCATGTGGAACAATGAGCATACCAAGTGTAACCAAGTGTTGCCTATGCTCGCCAACAAGTGGGAAGATCGCCAGAAATACATATCTGAGCCGTTCTATGTTCAACCCAAACTTGATGGTGTTCGCCTACTCGTCTCCAAAGACGGTGGCATCTCAAGAACTGGGAAGATCATTCCCGGAACTGAAATTCTTGGTGAAGGACTCGAGGAGGGTCAATACGTTGATGGTGAAGCGTTTGACCCTAACCTCAACTTTGAGGAACTTACGAGTACTTTCAAGACTGACCCCCTGAAACTCAAGTTTTATGTTTTTGACTTTTTTGATCTCAAGGCTGAAGCCCTTGCCAGGGATAAGATGACCTTCGAGCAACGCTGGGAATATGTCAAGGATTCTATCTACAATCCTCATTACGAATATGTCAAAACGACACTCGTAAAATCCAAGAAGGATCTTCCTCTCATGCATCAGAATCATGTTGAAGAAGGACATGAAGGCACAATGATCCGTGACCGCTTCAGTGTCTATGAGGTTGGTCATCGAAGCAACTACCTCCTCAAGCACAAGGATTTCCAGACTGAGGAATATGAAATCACTGGTGCCAACACGGGTCATGGTCGTGACGCAGACGCAGTTGTTTGGGTCTGTAAAACCCAAGATGATCGGGAATTCACCGTCAGACCTGAGGGTACCATCATTCAACGAGAAGAGGACTATAAGAACCACAAGAAGTACATCGGAAAGATGCTCACTGTGCGTTTCCAAAACCTTACCGCGATCGGTGTTCCCCGATTTCCCGTGGGTGTTGTAATTAGAGATTATGAATAATGTTTGTAATAAATAAATGAACAGGGTCGCAATTGATATCGATGAAGTCTTAGTAAAATTCCTCTTTCCCATGGCAAATCACAACCGTCAAGTTCACAAATTGTGGAGTAAACCCAAATATAGATACGTGTACCGCGAAATATTTGAGATAGATGAACCAACTTCACAGAAAATGGTTCACGAATTTTACAGATCCAAAGCCTTCACGGATCTCACACCTATTCAAGGATCTCAAAAGGCTATGTTCAATCTTAAACAAAGATCGGATAAAATGTATATTCTCACCGGACGCCAAGATATGGCACGGGAAGAGACGGAAACATGGATAGATACATACTTTCCAGATGTATTTGATGATGTCATACTCACAAACAGTTATACACCAAATGAGATACACAAGGCAGATATATGTCGTGCACTTAATATAGGTCTCATCATAGACGATAATAAAGCCATATGTGATAGGTGTATCGATAATGGTGTCCGAGCTCTTAATTTCATAGGAGATGAGGATAGTATTTATCCGTGGTGTGAAGAGAGTGACATAAGTATACAAGGATGGATGGATGTTCGACAGCGAAGTTAAAATATATCTGTACATTAAATGTTCGCACTTCTTTGTAAACCTGTCGTCGTACCAGTTCAAACGGGAAACCCAGTCCTCCGTGCGAATGATTGTCGGATAGCGTATGTAAAACCATCTCAGACTCAAGAGGGTAAACTTGAACTTGAGATACTTGAAGCACCTCCGGTGTATATAGGTCCAGATAAGCAAAGTGAAAATTTTTAAAAAGGTGAGACACTAACTGGGATAAGTGGTCCATCTGGAGTTTTCTTCATGAAAATGATTTCATCGCATTCACCACCTTTCATAGCCAACTCTGGTTCTCCACACACTGTTCCAGATTTCTTGAATCTATCACAAGCACCCTTAGTCCTCTCTGCGATATTCATATTCTGACTGTATCCAATGAAGGTTTTGTCGAGTTTACCACTTTCTCTATCTTTAGACTTGACTG